GCGGTTGTTACCACCATTTACAACCGCACTATATCAAGCCTTTGTTAACATGAACAACTAGACCTATATAGAAGAGCCCTAAACAATTAAAAGGAAAACTCTATGACAGACGTTAACAATAATGACGCTCCAGTTAAAAAGAAAAGAGGACGTCCACGTAAAACTGATGTTCAAGCTAAACAACAAGGTGGTAGAGGTAAAGTAGGAAGACCTAAAGGTGATGCTGCTATCATTAACGAATATAAAGCTAGAATGTTAGCCTCTCCTAAATCAGCTAAAGTGTTAGAATCCATCTTTAATGCAGCCTTAGATGACGAACATAAAGCGCAGGCAGCTGCGTGGAAGCTTGTTATGGACAGAATAGCACCAGTAGCAGCGTTTGAGAAAGACGTTATTAAGAACGGTGGTGGTAATGCAATTAGTATTAACATAAGCGGTGTACCTAACGTTAAAGTTGGGAATGACGTTGTTGATGGTGACTTTAAAGAGGTAGAAGATGACAAGTAAATACTTCACAGCTAAAGAGTTACGTTGCCAAGAAACAGGCGAGGAAGGAATGGAACAGGTCTTTATAGATTTGTTAGATGCTATTAGAGAAGAATGCAACTTTCCGTTTGTTGTTACCAGTGGTTATCGTTCCCCTGAACATTCAATTGAAAAAAGAAAAGAAAAAGCAGGTAGTCATGCAATGGGTTGTGCTATAGACATTAGAGCTAATAGTCAACAGAAGTATAAGATAATGGAAGTAGCAAAGAAGCATGGTGTTACACGATTTGGGATTAACAAGGCGTTTATACACATGGATATTGCTGACCGTTATGATAGTCGTTTTCCTGCTGATGTTGTGTGGGCTTACTAATGGAACTTAATGTAGAGCTGCTAAAATGGCAGCAAGAGGTGTTTCACGACCCTACACGTTTTAAAGTAGTAGCTGCAGGACGACGTTGTGGTAAATCACGATTAGCAGCTTGGTCAATGATTGTTAGAGCGTTGCAAGTGCCAAAGTCTACAATATTTTACGTTGCACCAACGCAAGGACAAGCAAGAGATATACTATGGGGTGTTTTAGAAGAGTTAGCATTTCCTGTTATCACCAGTAAACACGTTAACAACATGCAGATGAAGTTGGTTAATGGTAGTACACTATGCCTCAAAGGTGCTGATAGACCGGACACAATGCGAGGAGTAAGTTTAGAATACCTTGTGATGGATGAGTACGCTGATATGCGTCCACAAGTATGGGAAGAAGTATTGCGTCCTGCACTTGCGGATAGACAGGGCGATGCACTCTTCATAGGAACGCCAAAGGGTAGGAATCACTTTTATGACTTATTCATCTATGCAGACAAGGAAGAGGATAAGAGTTATAAGGCGTGGCATTTTACGTCATATGATAACGAAACGCTAAAGGCTGAAGAGATTGACTTAGCTAAACAGTCTATGTCATCTTATGCGTTCCGTCAGGAATTCATGGCAAGCTTTGAAGCACTAGGCTCGGAAATATTCAAAGAGCATTGGGTGCAGTTTAGCGAAGAAGAACCTGACATCGGTGACTACTACATTGCAGTGGATTTAGCAGGCTTTAATGACCCGTCATCTAACAGTAAGAAGAACAAACGTCTGGATAGTACAGCAATCAGTGTTGTAAAAGTAAATGAGAATGGATGGTATATAAAAGACATCATCTATGGTCGTTGGACGTTAGAAGAGACAGCTCAGAAGATATTCAACGCTGTAGACCGTTACAGACCTGTTTCAGTTGGTATAGAACGTGGTATAGCTAAACAGGCTGTTATGTCCCCGTTGTCGGATATGATGCGTAGAAACAGTCGCTACTTTAGAATAGAAGAGCTGACACATGGCAACCAAAAGAAAACAGACAGGATTGTTTGGGCGTTACAAGGTAGGTTTGAGAATGGGTTGGTAACACTCGACAAGGGTGAATGGAACAGTGAGTTTTTAGACCAGTTGTTTCAATTCCCTAACCACCTAGTGCATGATGATTTAATAGACTCATTAGCCTACATAGACCAGTTGGCGAAAGTAGCTTACCATTCAGACTTAATCGATATGGAAGAAGACTTCGAACCCCTTGACCTTATAGCAGGGTATTAATTTAATATAGGAAATAAAAATGGCAGATTATGAAGATTTCACAATTGGACAAAACCTAGAAGGTTGGGTGATGGACAAGTGCGAAGAGTGGAGACAACACTACGAATCGAACTACCAAGAAAAGCACGAGGAATACTTCCGTTTGTGGAGGGGTATATGGGACGGCTCTGACACCTTACGTGAATCAGAACGTTCTAAGCTTATTGCTCCTGCGTTACAGCAAGCAGTAGAAAGCTCAGTAGCCGAGGTAGAAGAAGCAACGTTTGGACGTGGTAAGTGGTTTGACATACGTGACGATGTAGCAGACCAAAATCCTGTAGACATCCAACAGATGCGTAAACAACTACAAGAAGACTTTTCGTTCACTAAAGCACGTAAGACAGTGGCTGAAGCTATTCTTAACGGTGCTATCTACGGTACAGGTATCGGTGAGATAGTTATCGAAGAAGTTAAAGAAATGAAACCTGCTACACAGCCTATTATGGAAGGTGCTATGCAGGCGGTAGGTGTTGAAGTACAAGACCGTTTTGTTGTTAAACTAAACCCTGTTTTACCACAGAATTTCTTGATTGACCCTGTAGCCTCTACTGTAGAAGACGCTTTAGGCTGTGCAGTTGACCAGTTTGTGCCTACACATCAGGTTAAGATGTTACAAGAACAAGGTGTGTACAATGATGAAGACATCGGCTTAGCATCCACCGACACAGACTTAGAGCCTGACAAAGAACTAGCTCACTACCCTGAAGACAAAGTTAGACTAATTAAATACTACGGCTTAGTGCCACGTGACCTGTTCAACGATGCAGTCGAAGAAGAGGATGCTGAGGTTGTTAGCTTAACAGAAAGCGCAGAAGAAAGTGAATACGTAGAAGCAATTGTTATTATTGCTAACGGTGTCTTGATGAAGGTTGAAGAAAACCCTTACATGATGCAAGACCGTCCTATCGTAGCATTCCCTTGGGACGTTGTGCCTAATCGCTTCTGGGGTAGAGGTGTTTGTGAGAAAGGATATAACTCACAGAAAGCACTTGACACAGAACTACGTGCTCGTATTGATGCGTTAGCGTTAACCATCCACCCAATGATGGCTATTGATGCGTCACGTCTACCACGAGGTATGAAGCCAGAAGTACGACCGGGTAAGATATTCTTAACGAACGGTAATCCGGCAGAAGTGTTACAACCATTTAACTTCGGTCAAGTGGGACAAGTAACGTTTGCTCAAGCAGGTCAGCTAGAACAGATGGTACAACAAGCAACAGGCGCTGTAGACTCCTCAGGCGTTGCAGGAGGCGTTAATGGCGAAGCCACTGCTGCAGGTATCAGTATGTCACTTGGAGCGATTATAAAGCGTCACAAGCGCACTCTGATTAACTTCCAAGAAATGTTCTTAATACCAATGGTACAGAAGACAGCTTGGCGTTACATGCAGTACAACCCTGAGTTATATCCTGCACAGGACTTTAAATTCATTCCTACGTCAACCCTTGGTATGATGGCACGTGAGTATGAAGTGACACAGCTTGTTCAATTGTTACAGACTATGCCTGCTGATAGTCCAACGCATTCAATGTTGATTGAAAGTATTGTTGAGAATATGAACTTGTCAAATCGTGAAGAGATGATACAGCGTATTCGTCAGGCGCAGCAACCTACGCCAGAGCAACAGCAAGCTCAGCAACAAGAACAGCAAATGCAGATGCAACAGATGCAACTACAGATGGCTAAAGAGCAAGCTACAGCAGCAGCTCTACAGGCTCAAGCAGCTGAAGCAAACGCTAGAGCGCAAAAGTATCAAGTTGAAGCGAGTTTGGAGCAGTACAACTCTGAGACACAGCGTATTAAAGCAGCGTCAACAAATGTTAGAGAGGGTGATGCAGACGATAAAGAGTTTGAAAAGCGTATGAAGTTGGCTGAGCTGACGTTAAAGAAACAGCGTCAAGAAGCTGATATAGCTAATAAAGCAGCGGCTAACACAAAACCACCGTCAAGTCAAGAAATAATGTAAGAAAAAGCTTGACATTTCAATAAAAGTGTGTTATAATATATAGTATACTAACCTGTCGTGCCATAGGAGGATAACATGACTAAAGAAGAAGAACTATATTATAACAATTATTTTGACTTATTTGGTTCGGAGGGGTGGAAGCAAGTAGTAGAAGAACTACAAGCTAAAGCCTCAACGTACGATGTAAGTTATCTTAAAGACGAGAAAGACCTGTACAGAGTACAAGGTGAACTTTCCGTTATTCGTTTACTATTAGGCTTGGAAGAATTTATCAACCAAGGTTATAGTAACACAAAAGAGTCTAATTAATCTCGTGGGCTAGAGACTTAGACGTTTTAACTTTCCACAATACTATTAAAGTACGGAGAAATACAATATGGCAAATGAAAATAGTCGTCCAGAAGACTACAACGAAGAAACCTTTGAAACCTTTGATGAAGCTCCTGTAGAGGAACAACCGGAATCAAAAGGCTACGAAGACTATGTAGAACCTGAACCAGAAGAAACAGTCGAAGAAGAACTACCTGAGAAGTATCAAGGTAAGGATGTTAAAGACATTATTGCAATGCACCAGAACGCTGAAAAGCTTTTAGGCAAGCAATCTTCTGAAGTAGGTGAGCTACGTAAAGTCGTTGATAACTTCATACAGACACAAACTATTGCACAACAACAAAAACAAGCCCCTGTACAGGCTGAAGATGACCTTGACGATTTAGACTTCTTTGAGAACCCAAAACAAGCAATTTCAAAGATGTTGGAAAACCATCCATCAGTACAACAAAGCAAACAAATGGCAAGTCAATTAGCGCAACAAAACACTGTTGCAAAACTAAAGGCTAACCATCCAGACTACACTAACATTGTATCTGATGCTAAGTTTATTGAATGGGTAGGAAAGTCAAAGGTTCGCTCTCAACTGCTACGTCAGGCTGATGCTTATGATTATGACAGTGCTGATGAGCTGTTTAGTTTATGGAAAGAACGGCAAGACATGGTTAAATCCGCTGTTCAGACCGAAACAAAAGCTCGTAGACAGTCTGTTAAATCAGGCTCAACAGGCAATACCAAGGGCTCTGGCGAACCAAGCAGAAAGAAAATCTACAGACGTGCAGACATTGTAGAATTGATGTCTAAAGACCCTGAACGTTATCAGAGTTTAGCATCTGAAATCAGACAAGCCTACGCAGAAGGGCGAGTCAAATAACTTTTAATAATATCTAAGGAAACTTAAAATGGCTAACTTAACTCCTAGCACCAGTAACACAGTTACTAAAGCAAATGCAACTCACTTTATCCCAGAACTATGGTCTGATGAAGTAATTGCAGCGTATAAAAAATCACTTGTTCTTGCTAACTTAGTGCAAAAAATGCCTATGACTGGTAAGAAGGGTGACACAATGCATATCCCTAAACCAACTCGTGGCGTTGCTGCTGAGAAGGCTGCGGCAGATACTGTTACAATTCAACAAAACACTAACGATGAATTAATCATCACTATCGACAAGCACTTTGAATACTCACGTCTTATCGAAGATATCACTGATGTTCAAGCGTTTGATAGCTTACGTCGCTTCTACACAGACGATGCAGGTTATGCGTTAGGCTTAAAAGTAGACAATGACTTGTTTGCTCTTGGTAAGTCTTTAGGTGATGGCGACGGTTCTTCATGGGTACATTCAGCGTCTTACCAGTTCAACTCTACTACTGGTGCAGCTGAAGCGTATGATGCAGACGGTACAGCCGATGTAGGTGCGTTTAACGATAAAGGTTTCCGTGACCTTATCCAAGCATTAGACGACCAGAACGTTCCTATGGACGGACGTTGTTTAGTAATCCCACCGTCAGCTGTTAACGAAATCCGTGGTATCGACCGTTATAACTCTGCAGACTTTGTAGATGGTCGCTCTGTACAGAACGGTCAAATCGGTACATTATACGGTGTTGACATCTATGTTTCTACTAACGCTCCTGTTATGGAAACCGGTGTTAAAGCAGGTATCTTAATGCACAAAGATGCGTTCGTATTATGCGAGCAAATGGCTGTTCGTTCACAAACTCAGTATAAGCAAGAGTTCTTAGCAACTTTATATACTGCTGATACTTTATACGGCTTAGACGTTTACCGTCCAGAAAATGCAGTAGTTATTGCACTTCCTGCATAGGCTAGTTAGTTTTTCATAGGGCTTCTTCGGAGGCTCTATTATAAAACTAATTACAATAAGCAAGCGACCCCAATCATTGCAGATATAAGGTGCATATAAATGGCAACGACAATACAAATCAAAAGAAGTTCTACAGCCTCTGGTGTTCCGTTATCAACCGACTTAGCAGTTGGTGAGTTAGCGGTTAACTTAGCAGACAAGCGTTTATTCACTAAACAGTCTGACGGTACAATCATTGAACTATCAACAAACCCTACAGACTTAGATGCAGCTACGCTCCGTATTGATGGAGTGGAAATTACTGCGTCTGCAACAGAGCTAAACAGCCTTGACGGCTTAACAGCTACTACAGCAGAATTAAACATCCTTGACGGTGTTACAGCAACAGCTACAGAGATTAACGTACTAGACGGCTTCACAGGCTCTACAGCAGAGTTAAACCTGTTAGATGGTGTAACTGCAACGACTGCTGAATTAAACGTCTTAGACGGCATCACAGCCACCACTACAGAACTAAACTACACAGACGGTGTAACGTCTAATATTCAAACACAGTTAAACGGCAAAGCAGCTACTACTACTTCTCCTACGATTACGTTAGCAGGGGATTTGTCTGGTAGTGCTACGTTAACAAACCTTGGCAATGCTACGTTAACTGCTACGGTTGCTGACGATAGCCACAATCATGTTATCTCTAATGTTGATGGTTTACAAACTGCTTTAGATTCTAAAGCTAATTTGTCTGGTGCTAATTTCACAGGCAGCGTAGACGTCACAGGCACTGTCACGGCGGATGGTTTGACGGTTGATGCTACAGGCAATGTGGTTTCTGATTTAAACACGACTAATAGCAATGCAGATATAACACTTAATAACTCAGCATATGGTGTACGTTTACGGACAAATAACACAGGTGGGTTCAATATCATGCCTGCTGATACTACGTTTTTAAATGTAGCCCTAAACGGCGACGTGCATCTGTTTGAAGATACGGGCACGACTGCAAAATTCGTATGGGATGCTAGTGCTGAGCAGTTAAATATCGCAGGTGTACTTGAGGTTATTGATGGCTCTAACGGTAGGATAAATATAGGTGCTACAGATAATTACTTGTACGGAGATTCTACAGGTAACTTTATACTTGGTACAGATGGTAGTGATAAACTATTAGTAAACTCTAGCGGTAACGTAGGGATTGGTACGACTCCTAAATCTTGGGGTTCAGCGTTTCCAACGGTTTTGCAAGTTGAGGGTGTGTCTTTAACCACGTCAGGCGGAGATAACGGGCGTTTATTTAGTAATACGTGGTATGACGGTGCAAGCTACAAGCGCATAGGGAGTGGTTACTCACATCTGTACGAGCAAACAGGCGGAACACATCGGTGGTACACTGGCGGAACAGGAGCAGCGGACAGCACTGTAACTCTCTCAGAAACTGCACGTATAGACTCTAGCGGTAACGTAGGGATTGGCGAAGGTACACCATTGCAGAAGCTACACCTAGGCGACACGGCTGATGTAGGTATTCAGCTTACCAAATATGGGTCTGCCGCTTCGCGTATTCAAACTG